CGCCGCCTCGCGCTTCTGCTGCTCTGCGGCCACAGCGTCGGCCGCCTTCTGCTCTGCCATTTCCTTGCTCCGATCAGGTGGTGAGGGTCAGGACGCGGAACGCAGAGTTCGTCGACACGTCGGCACCGGTGCGCCAGAACGCGTACCACGCGCCCTGACCGGTGGGCCGGCGGTTGGCGCCGAGCACGATGTTGTCGTACACGACGGACATGCCGACGCGGTCGACGATGTAGTACTGGCGCATGTCGCCATACACCAGCACCTTGTTGCCGTTGGCGAACGCGCCGGTGATCGACGTGGACTCCAGGAACGGCTTGCCGAGCATCATGGGACCGTCGGGGCCGTCCTGAACGATCGCCTGCACCGAGCCGGTGAACGACGGGACGTTGCGACCACGGTTGATGCTGGTGAGGTTGCCGAGCCACACGTTCTGCGCGTTCGGGCCACGCCACCGAGCCGGCAGGGCAGCCTGGAGGGCGTACGCGTCAGCGGCGGTGAAGCCGGTGGCAGCGGTGCCCGCGACAGCAGCCTGCGTCGTCGCACGAGTGACGACACCCCACGGCTGGCCCGTACCGGTGCCGACAGCGAACGCCGACTCCTCGATGCGGTCCTTCGCGTCTGCCAGGAGGTCCGGCAGCTGCTGGGAGAAGTCCGAGTCGGACAGGACCTCGAAGGAACCGAACAGGTACGCGTCGGCCTTCTGCGGGGTGATCTTGAGCTGGCCGACCGTCGGGGACGCATCCGCGGCCTCAACGCCTTCAGCCGTCCACTCAGCGGAGACGCCCGCCGACGTGACGCCGTTCCAGTCGTTCGTGGTGGTCGTCTTGATCGTCGCGTGACGACGGTACGGGTTCGCAGAACCCGCGTTCGTCAGGATGATCGTCGGGTCCAGGGTGAACGGGACCAGGTAGCCACCGTTCGCCGGGGTCAGGGACAGCGCGGCGCGCTGGCTGAACCCGCCCGGCTCTGCGAGGTACTGCTCGAACGCGGCCAGGTAGTCCGGAGAACCGGTCACGAGCAGCTGCTCGGACAGGGCCTTGCCGAACTGCTTGCCACGCTTGTGGATCAGGTTGTAGACGTTCTCGGCCGCGTCGTCCGACAACGCCATGTGGTCGTCGCGCTTGGAGTACATCTCGACGACCTGCTCCGCGCGCGAGCGGACCTCCGCCAGCGGCACCATGTGCAGCCGCACGGACTCCAGGTCCGCGAACGGGTCCTTCAGGTTGCCCTTGACGTGGACCGTCGGGTCCTGGCTGGTGTTCTCTCGGTTGGCCTGCGCGCGAGCGTGCTCGCGAACGGCCTCCATCTTGGCCTCACGCTCAGCCCAGGGGGCGAGCTCTTCCCTTGCCTTGTCCCAGTCCTCGAGCAGGGTGTCGAGCCGCATGTGGTGCTCGTCGGTCTGCTCTTCGGCAGGGATCGCCTCAAGGCTCTTCATGTCGTTCTCGATGGTCGACATGCGAGCCCTGATGTCATCCGCCTGCTTCACGGTTCACTCCAGTCCTCTGATGATGCGGGCCGCCTTGATGCGGGCCGCAAGGGGGATCGACCGAGCGGAGTGCACGATCTGCTCGTGCGAGTCATCGGCCGGTTCGGCGGGTCCATCGGTTGGAGTGCCGATCTGAGCGCCCAGCGGGTCCGCGATCAGCGGAGTGCCGAGCCCCTCAAACTGTTCGAGCCATTCCAGCCGCCTGTCGGCTGGGGTCTCCAGGAGCGCGCGGACGAACTGCTCCGCTCGCGTGCCCAAGATCGCGGCGTCCGGGTATGCGGCGAACACGGCCGGGCCGTACTCGCGCATGTCGACCTCCTGCCGCGTGATCAGCGGCAGCGCTCCCCGGCTGCGTCCCTGCGGGTAGGACCGGGACGACTTCGTGAACCGGCCCGAGAACGACTGCGCCCTGATCGCGCCGTTCTTGATCGCGTCCAGCACCTGGTCGGCCAGCGGGTTGTCGAGGTAGCGGGTCGCGGTGAAGACACCCTTGCCGTCCGCCTGCACCTCGACCGGGACACCGATCGGCATCGTCGCGCCCGGGTTGGGGGTGCCATTGATCGTCATGCCGTGGTTGAACAGCACGCCGAAGTTCACGCCCTTGTGCTGGATCGTCCGGTCGAACGAAGTGGGGGTCAGCGACTCGTTGTAGTGGCCGTCCTGGTCCATCACCTCGGTGTTCGTGTTGAACACCGCCGCATACGCCTCCACGACCCGCCCCGAACCGTCAGAGCGGACATGGACGTCGTCGAGGGAGAACATGCGCTCGCACGCTCGAGTGGGCAGGACCTCGGTACTGGGAGAGGTCACGGGGTCCTCCTTGGTCATGGTGAGACCGGCTTGCCGTTCAGGACTGGGCTTGGAGTGGGCGCGGTGGCGCCGTTGGTCAGCTGTAGTGCGGCGCCCTGCTGGCCCTGAACGGTCGGGATGCCGGTGTGGGCCAGCAGGGTCATGTCCTCCGCGGCCACGGCGGCCACGGCAGAGTCGGCGGTGAACTGCGCGTCCACGAGCTGGCGGATGGTCTGCGCCTGCACGAACTGGATGTCCGCGGCGTCCTTGCGGTTCTCCTGCAGGAACGCGATGTCCCGCTCGTCGTACCAGAGCTCGGTCCCAGCCGGCGCCGGGACGAGGTCCTGCAGCGAGCCGGCGGCGTTGCGCCACAGCGGCCGCAGCGTCCGGTCGGCGACCAGGCGGCACGCCGCCCGGAAGTTCCCGTCGTTCAGCGACGACCCGTGCAGCCCCTCCGACAAGCCGATCAGGACCGGGTGGACACCTGACGCCGTGGCGATGCGCGTCTCACCCGCGCCTTGCGTGGTGCGGAAGTCCAGCTGCTGGAGGTTCTGCCCGACCACGGTCACGTCCGCGCCCGCGCCCAGGTAGAGCGTCTTGTACGCGTTCTGCCAGCCGTTGTGCTGCCCGTCCATCTTCTCGACGAACCGCTTGAACCCGGCCTCGCTGACGTTCTCGCCCATCTTCACGACCAGCTGAGGGGTCGCGCCGTTGCGGAAGAACGTCAGCTTGTGGGCCGTCGTCGCGCTGTCCGCCTCGATCTCACGGATCAGCGGGGTCAGCCACGACATGCCGCGGTAAGCCGCGAGCGGGTCGGGGATGGGTGCGAAGTACGCCACCTCGTCGGCGAGGAGCACCTTGGGGGTTCCCCGGCCCGACATCGGGCCACCCGGGTGGTAGATGACGCCCAGGAACTCGGCGTCCATGGCGATATTCGCCTCGTCCGGCTCGTCCTGGGAGCCAAGGACCATCGTCACCCAGTCGGGCCGCATCCGCCGCAGCCGGTCAGGGGCGTCGGCCTCGCGGGCCAGGAACGCCGTCCCGGCCAGGTCTGCGTCGAGCAGCATCCGCGACAACAGGTCGCTCGTGTTGCCCTTCGGCCACGGCTTCTCCAGGATCGCCAGGTCCGGGTTGCCGAACAGGTCACCGGGCTTGCCGTTGTACAGCCGCCGCCATTGGAACCGCGCCTCGGAGAAGAGCGCCATCCGCGACATCTCGCACGCGAAGACCACCGAGTTCGCCTGGTAGGCGTTCTGCACCAGGGACACGAAGTTGGCGGCGATGCCCTCCTCGTTCGGCTTGAACGAGGGGACCGGCATGCCCCAGTACGAGTTACCCCCGAATGAGTGGAAGGCGTCGTCGACCATGCCGTCATCGACGGCGATGGAGCGTCGAGCGGCCGAGAAGAGGCTCCTCACCAGTCATCACCCGGGACGCGACGGCGCACCTGCGACTCCCGCATGGCCCGCTCGGGCTCGTCGACGTCGTACAGCCACACAAACGCCACCACCACGGCGACGCCCAGCAGCACCAGCGCCGGGCCCAGCCCGGCCATCAGGAACAGCCCGGCGGCGACGGTCAGAGCACCCAGGAAGTAGCCCACCCGGGCTCGCATCACACGGCTCACGCGAAAACTGCCCACGGTTCCACCTCCTGATGCGTCTGTAGTGCGTGCAGAGCCCGGACGACGGCCGCCGCCGGCCCCACCTCGGGGGAGTCCTTCAGCAGCAGTGCCCGCTGCCCGTTCTGGAGCTCGGGCCGCCACTTCGCGACCTTGACCGCCCCGTTCAGCGCTGGCTGGTTGCCGTGGCGGATGGTCCCGTCGTTGATCCCGTCCTCGAACGCCCCACACGAGGCGGCGAACTCGACCCCGGAAACGTCCACAACGGGCACCCGGGCCGCCTCCAGCTCGTCCGCGAGCGCCGACGCGGCGACCTTGCCGCCCCACTCGGACGTCAGGCGCTTGCACTCCTCAACGGCCTTGCGCACCGGCAGTGGCCGCCCGTCATTGGTGAGCATCACCTGTGTGTGCCCGTCCTCGCGGTGCCACGCAACCGAGATCCACACGTCCCGGTCGCCGGTCAGGTCCAGGCCGAACGTGACGTCGGACCCTCGAGGGGCGCCGGGGTCGGCCAGGGTGAGCCACTGGTCGTAGGGCAGGGCGCCGCCAGCCTTGGCGACGTCGTCCCAGATGCCGAGGAACTCGCGGCGGAAGTTCTCGTCGTCGAGGATCTTGCGATTCAGCAGGAACGCGCGCTCGGGTGTGCGCTTCGGGAACGACGGGTTCGCCTTCGCCCACTGCTTGCGGTCATCCAGGTCGGCATCGGGGTCGGCGGAGAACTCGACATAGAGCGTGTCGGTCGACATGCCGTCGACCGCAGCCTTGCGCCGCATCCTGAATGCCTCGCCGTTGTCCTGCTCCGACGGAGGCGTGCCGGCGCACAGGATGAGCGGGTTGTCCGCCGTGTTCGTTGTCGGCGTGAGGTTCGACAACGCGCGCATCGAGATGTGCTGGAACTCATCCAGGACCAGGACACCGACCTTCGCCTTGCCACGACCGAAGCCGCGCTCTCGCGCGCCGAAGTCAATGCGCGAGCCGTTGCGGAACCGGATGCGCCAGCGAGAGCCCTGGAGAGCCGAGCAGGCGATGACGTGGGGGGCAACGCGCTTGTGCTGCGCGAGCTCCTTCATCGCCTCGAACATCTCTTCGGTGGTCGCAGTGTGGTGCGACGTCCAAATGACACGCAGCTTCGGCTGGAGGAGGCACAGCGCGAAGATGATGCAGCCGAGCAGATACGACTTGCCCACCTGTCGGGGGATGGACAAGATCGACAGGTCGGCAGCCCACGAGCCCCCGGGGCGCTTCGAGAGGATCATGCGGCCGACCGCCTGCTGCCAGGGATCGAAGCCCCACCCGATGTTGCGGCACGTCTTCTCGATGCGCGGCCACGCCGTCGCGGTGACGCCTGTTGGCACTACTGCGTGGCGCGCACCGGGAACGGCTGCGTTACCCGCCATCCCATTCCTCATCCTCGGAGTCGTCGAGGATCGAATCTGGGTCGTTCTCGGCGGAATCGAGCTGCTTGATCTGCTCGAACACCTCTTGCTTGCGCTTGCTCAGCGCAGCGACGGCGGTCGCCGTCGTGTTCGGGGACTTGATGCGAGCGCTGAGCTCCTTGAGGTCATCCAGCAACATGTCCCGCTCCGTCAGATAGCCCAGCGAGCCCCACGGTGTGGTTGGGTCCACCTTGGGCTTGCGGTTAGGCATGGTGACCACCTTGCCCACGGGATCACCTCCGCTCGGCGAAAAAAACGGGCTCCCTCTCGTGCGTTTGACGCGCGGGTCGTACAGATGTCCGATTTTGCGTGTCGGCCCGGCCCCCCGGGGTGCTAAGCCACACGCTGACGAGAAAGTGCCCGCGCACGGGCTGCCTTCTTCTCCCGTCGCTTGCGGGCGCGCTTGCTTACGCGCAGACATTCATCGCACTTCAGT